ACGAGATGGATCAAATGGAAGCACCAAAAGGTCAAACATTGTACAAAGTTAAATTAGGGTCAGGTCAGTACTTGGCAGATGTAATTGATTAAATTATGAGAAAAATTAAAATCAGATTTGTAAAAAACAAAAGAGGTTCCTACTACATCCAAAGAAAAGGATGGTTTGGTAGATGGAAAGATATTGGTTATAGTGTTGATATGGGATATGGTGGTTTTTATATGATATATACCGCCAAAACAAAAGAAGCATTACTTGATGAGGTTTTAGATAAACATTATCAAGTGTGTAGAAAACATGTTGAGATCATTGAATACCCAATGATAAAACTTCATTAAAATGGAAAGAACATTTGACGAAATTTACGATGAGATAGTTGAAGACTTACGAGGTAATCTAACCAATGAAGAATACCGAGAATTAATAACCTTAGAGTACGTTGTAACTCAAGGTTATGATAAGAAAGGTGATTATGAAAGATATAAAGAATTAAGTGAAAAGAAAAGATGAATTACGGAAAAGAGTTTAGAAGTTTCGCAAAGAGCGAAGGAATTAGTTCACTGGTATTAGACCAGTTTGAAGCGTCACTAACCCCATACATTTTGGAGGAAAGAGAATTAAGAGCAACACAGATTGATATTTTCTCTCGACTCATGAGGGATCGTATCTTATGGTTGTCAGGACCGGTAGATCAAAGAATGTCTGACATCGTACAAGCACAATTATTGTTCTTGGATTCAGTTGAGAAGAAAGACATCACACTTTACATCAATAGTCCGGGTGGATCTGTTATGTGTGGTCTTGGTATTGTGGACTTGATGAACTATGTAAGTTCTGATATCGTAACCACAAACTTGGGTATGTGCGCATCGATGGGATCAGTTCTTGTGTCGTCAGGAACAAAAGGAAAGAGATCATCTTTAATACACGCAAAAGTGATGACACACCAAGTAAGTCACGGAACACGAGGAAACGTCCAAGATACTCGTATCGACCAAATGGAAGGTGAAAAATACAATTACGTCCTATTCAAGATCTTGGCGGAGAATTGTGGTAAAACGTTCCAAGAGGTGTTGGATTTTTCGTCAAGAGATAGATGGTATAATTCAGAAGAAGCAAAAGAGTTCGGACTTATCGATGAGGTAATCGGAACAGATAAAAACAAAACAATCACAAACTACTTAGATGGGTTTGATGATTATTACAAGAAGGAAGTATTAGGCGTAAAGTAAATATTTACACCCAAATATTTTTATTTATAATTAAAATATGGAAAAATCAATATTAAAAGAAACGGTAAGACAGGATAAACCTGTGACACCTAAAAAAAGAAATTACAAACCAAGAAAGAAAAAAGAAACTAAACAAGAAGAATTTACAGGTTTGGAAACGGAAATGATCCAAAGATCAGGTGAGATACATAGTATCGTAAAACCAATTCAAGCAGGATCATACAAGGTTGGAAAAAGCTTTCACATTTTCTTTGAGAAAAAACCAAACTCAATTCACAGATTCTTCACCAAATTATTTTTGGGTTGGATATGGCAAGACCAAAAATAAAAAGAATTCATGTGAATCAACATCACATCAGATCTAATAAAACAAAAGGAACTGATCTACCTGTTATTACAATAAAGGAAGGTAAAACAAATACCTATTGTAATGAAGTAGAAATATTAGGTCCAAGTAAAATTATATATGGTGGATCAGGTTGTGATGAAAAACCACTCTTGAGTTGTGGAGCAAGAGTAGTTATTGAAACAACAAGTGAGATAAATATTATATCATAAAAAAACCCCGATTTGTGTCGGGGTTTTTTGTTTTACTTAAGTAAGTTGTAATATTCTTTAAAGTGTTTGATACGGTCTTGAAGCCCCAAAATTCCGCCATTCACTTTCTTTGTTACCGCAGTAACCGTAGCATCGTCAGCACCTTTATCACAGATTGCCCACAATTTATTTGAGTCAAAGAAAAACCCTGCAGATGCCAAAGGATATTTGGTTGCAACTAAATCAGGATTTGCAACACAATCTTCACCAATAAATTTTGTAAAGTTAGTGTAGTTCGCTTTACCCGTTAATTGAATATAACCTCTCCCTCTGAATTTGAAACCTTCTTTTGATGCTTCATCACCATTACCCATTCTTGATGCGTAAACACGAGCGGCGATCTTTTCAGGTTGACGAGCGTATGACTCGTTTAAGTTACCAGGAAAATACTTACCGAAAATCTTCTTCAAACCATCGGCGGAATAATTCAAGTTCTCACTTACGGCTTTGAAATTACCTGATTCATGACCACATTGTGATAAGAAGTGAGCCAATCTCAAATTGTTTGTGATGTTGAATTTCTTTGCAGTTTCAGGAATCTGTGCGATTACCGCATCAGGAATATGACCCTTTAATTTCTCAAGATTTAATGGTCCACCTGATGGAATTACAACATCCTCTTTAATGACCTCAGCTTTAGGTTTTGCTTCACCAAATAGTTTAGACCAAGTAGCGTCACCAACAATACCATCCTCTTTTAAACCATTTGCTTTTTGCCATGCTTTAACTGCGGCTTCAGTCTTAGGTCCGAATTTACCTATAGCTTCTACACCTAATTTTTCTTGGAGTTTTTTTACGTCAGCTCCTTCTGATCCAACTTTTAGTATCATAATATTTAATTTTCCTATAAATAGTAAATTGATAAACAAAGTAAAGATTTAACGATAAAAAAAAGTCAGTTTGACGATTTTAAGATACTTATAAATAAAACAAATTTATGGGATACACAAGAGAACAGGTCGAGGCTGCCGTTAAAGCCAAAGGTTATGTTTACTTCGAAGACACAAACAACAAAGGGTTCGATGCAAACATTATTAGTATAAGAAACTCATCAACGGGACAAAAAGTCACGAATGTGTTTGACGACTTAATTACATTAAGTTATAAAGATGAAACAGGTGCGTGGAAATATCACGAATGGCCTGGAACAACAGATCCTGGTAAAAAAGGAGTAATGGAATACCACAACAAAGCCGGTGTTGCAAGACTAGTTGAGGGACAATATAGAGGTTCACACTCTATTGGTCTTCATCAAGGTAAATACGAAGCACTTAAACAAGCAAAGAACGTAAAAGTTTATCGTGATGCAAATCGTGATATGACTTTTGATGAAAGTAAAATTGCTGAAGGTGTGTTTGGTATTAACATTCACAAAGCGGGTGCTGACTCAACTTATGTTGAAAATTGGTCGGAAGGTTGTACTGTGTTTAAAAGAGCTGCGGATTTCGAAGAGTTTATGAAGATCTGTAGAAAGGCTCGTGACATTCACGGAAACTCTTTTACCTATACACTAATTGAAAGTTCAGATATTAAATAATGGAAATTGGGATTTACAAGATTGTTAATCAAATCAACGGTAATTTTTATGTGGGCTCATCTAAAAATATTAGAAGAAGGTGGAGAGAACATTTACAAAAATTAAAATCTAACAACCACCAAAATATTCTATTACAAAGATCTTGGAATAAGTATGGTGAAAATAATTTTAGATTTGAAATTATTGAAGAATGTAAGTTAGAACATTTACTCGAAAGAGAAACTTTTTACCTAAATCAAAACCCTAAGTATAATATCGTAAAAATTGCTAAAGGAGGAGACACAATTTCAAACAACCCCAAAAGAGATTTAATAATTGAAAAAATTTCTAAAAGTAGTTCAGGTGTTAATAACCCTAATTATGGGGGAAAATTCAAAAATGACGATTGGTTAGAAAAACAAAAATTGTCGAATAGTAAGGTTCACTTGAGGATCATTGATACAATTACTGGGGATGAATACGAATTCTTGAATTCTAAAGATGCCGCAAAATTCTTTAATTGTTCTGCAAGTGCCATACGAGAAAATAAAAAAAACAATTGGAAACTAAAAGGTAGATTTCTAATTACAAATAAAAACTAAAACTTAAGAACAACGAACATGAAACAATTAAGAGGTCTATTATTTGGACTTTTATTTTTATTACCGTTCATCGGTAAAGCACAAGTACCTGCCGCACCATCAAATGGTGTGTGGGGTATTATTGATGCCCAATATCAAGTTGGGACAACAGCACAAGGTAACACAACCGCAAAGGTAACGTTACAGAATACAACTCTAACAAAGTATGCGGGTATTCAGTTTAGATTATTCTACGATAATACTGCGTTTACAAATGCCACAGTATCACTAATCGGATCAACGACAAACCTTGACCTTCAGTTTGTAACAAACACTGCGAATGGTTATATCACGATCACTTTAGTTTACACTGGACCAAGTGCGACTTATACGTTAGCGAATGGTGAGAGATTTTTAATCACCTTCACTCACGCAGCACCGGCAGTATTCAATAACTTATCGTCTATCACACCACTTACTTGGACAGGTACACAAACGTTCCAACCAATTGCGGCAAAACAAGATGGTATGGATACAACGTTAAATGTTCACAACTACGGTGGTGAGTTCGTTTTCCAAAACTTCCAATTTGCGGGAACTTTCACAAACGTAACAGGAACACCGGCTAAGTTCTTACCATTGGCGTTAGAAAGAAGACCACAAACAGGAGGTTCTTGGGTTCAACACTCAACATATGAAACTGACTTAACTGGTAACTTTTCAATCTCAGTTCCATTAGATACAACTTATTGGGATGTAAGATTAGCGGTTAAAGGTGACACTATGGGTGTTGGAAACATTATTTCCACAACTGATGCTCAACAGATCAATCAATGGTTGTTAGGTGTTGGTACAATGTCAGGAT